GATCATTATTGAAAAAAACAAATTTAACCCTGCGATCGTTTAAGTCTCTCAATTTATCAAGAATATTAATGAAACCAGAGGCTCCCTCCATAGCAGAGCCGACATTGTAGCCAGTAGACCAAAGGTAAGGAGGATCGATCCAAAGCATATCCTTAGGTCCCCCACTCTTTCCATACTCATCCATGATCTTCAAAGCATCATCGTTGGTAACTTTAATATTTTTGAAAATCTTTGAAAATTTGGGAATAGCTTTAAGAATACTTCGAACCTTTCTTGAAGTAATTTCCCCAGTTCGACCTCCGGTAGCTTCGACCAACTTAGCGGCTACTCGGAAAAATTCATCCTCCTTGTAAACCGTTTTGAAATGATCAACCCAGTTGGCCCCCGGATTGTTACGAAGATATAGACCTATTTGAGCAACAAAGTTAGACACTTCATCTGGGTTAGTTTTAGCTAGTTCGATAGCTTCTAATGTCTTTGGATCTAGTTCATTATAGGTAATTTTGGCTTTAGGGAAGAATTTTTTGGAGAGATTTGACAAAAGACCAGAGCCACCAAATAAATCAACAACATTGTCAATTTTATTAAGGTGTTTAACATCCGAGGAGGCAATATTGCCCAAGTCTTTTTGTTCAATTCCCAATACATCTAATACGTATCCAACCATGCCTCTCTTATTGCCCATGTAAAGCAAGGGGATATTCTCCCGAACCCACTCCCGGTTCATGGTCCCCTTGGTTGAGTATTTGCCATAAGGCATGTAGAACTTGCCCTTTTTTGGCAAAGAAAGATCATTCTGCACTGCCACAAAAGCCTTCTTAACCCTGCCTCCGCCGATGGCTTCGTCGATGTCGACCATAAGATCCTCCAGAGAATCAACCTGTTTACTGATTTCCGGATTTGTTTTAACCATTTGATAGTAGGCAAAGTCTCTCTTCCAGTTACCGGTAGAGATGTTGCCGGTCAAAGTCTGTAATTCTTTATTTACCAGAGTTTTTACCTGTCGGATTTTCTTAACATTAGATCTGGCTTTGGGATCACTTAATTGGGTTTTAAGAACCTCGACTCTTTTTACATAGTCTTTCTGGTTTTTGGCAACAGAGAGATATTCCTCGAACTTCTCGGTGGCGATCTCTTTCTCAATTTTCTTGAGAGAAGTTTTTGGCTGTTTCAAAACTTCTTTAGATTTATTGTAAATATCAATGAGTTGAGATTTTGTTACTACTCTTACTTCTTCTAATCCTGCCATTTTCGCCGCCGCCCACCGATGATTACCATCTATAATTTTCCCAGAATCATCTACAACAATAGGAGGTAGTACCTCTGGTTTTGTAAGTTTTGGTAATTGTATCGGTTCATTAGTAAAAACATTGTCCGCCGGTCCACCGCTAGCGTAACTCATAGAAGTCGCATTAAATAAATCTTCTCCTTTTTGTGATGGTTTGATTGTACTTATTGGAACTTTTTTTGAAATTGAATCTAAACTACCACCATATAATCTACCTTCTGTCTGTGCCATTGCAAACTCCTCTGCATTTTTATATTCTACAACCTCATCTTTTAATTTTTCTACAGTTTTTGGCACTTCTCCAGGCACAACCACATCACCAGGAGCCGTAGGAGGCACGATATCAGACGGAGGGGCTACTGGTGCTACTGCTCCAGGCTCTGGAGCGGGAATTACACCTCTTTCAGGGATTGCGGGCGGGATAACTGGTCCTGCGGCCGGACCGGGGATCGCCGGCAGTTTTGTTTTGGGTACTTTCTTAAGTCCTCCCATGAAAAGGAAAGGGAGGCCCATCAATGCATACTGTTTGGCGTCCTCGACCGCTTCCTTGGGTTTTCCACCAACGGTCGACTTAATAATAGCCGGAGCAATCACACTGGCAAGGTATTTTTGAACAGCAGTCAATTCCGAAGCATTAAGAAACTTTCCCAAGGCGGCTCCGGTAACCATACTGGTGGCCAATTCCTGAATCTTTCCCCCCATAGTCTCGGCGGTTAACCGAGGGGCTGAATGTATTCCCCAAGCCACAGCATTGACCAACCAGGGAGCGGCGGTTGCACTGAATTTAACAATCCCGGCGGCTTCCATTGCTCTCATGGCTTTTGAAGCGGCGGCGGGAGCTCTGAGATAGGCCAACTCTTTCCCTCCCCAATTTAATAGTTTTGTAGAAGCTTTCTTGGTTACCAAAAACTGACCTATATTCGAAGTTACTGCCCCAGCAGTAAAAAGAGCCTTTTCCGTTGGGGTTTCCGAAGGTTGTGGCTTTTGGTATGGTTTAAAACCATATTTGGTCCTTAATGTCTCTCCCCACTTTTTAACCTGGGGAAATTTTGATTGAACCCATTTGGGGAACTTTTCCTTAATTTTTTCAGCAAAAGGAGCTTGAGAGGCTCCACCGGCAAAAAATTGTGTTGCAGGGAGTATTCTTCGGGGTTTGACAGCTGTCTCAACAGGCATGGGGGTAGGTTTTTCAACCGGACGAAGTTTAATTACCCTATCTTCAACTTGTTTTTTCTTCTTGAAAAAGTCGGTGATATTATCAAAAAATGACATACCTAATTATAAACTATCGTAAGTAGTTAGTATTCCAAGCTCTTTCCTCAATTCCGGAGTCAAATTTCTAGCCACATTATCAACATAACGCTGTCCCAATTTATCTAATCCAGAAGGAGTGTTACCCTCTTCCCAAGCCCCGGTAGGTCCTCTGTTATGAGCGGCAATAGCTCGGTTAATATCGCCATCATATCTCTTAAGACTAGCTTGAAATTCTTTCGCCAACCAATCAATCGCAAAATTAGGATCATCAGCCTGTTTGTCGGTTACTTCCGGATGCCACTTAGTATTTATCTGAGCAATCCCCCGATCAATACCATCTTCTCCACCATCAAGCCTAGCATCGATTACATACTTACTTTCTTGTAACAAAAAAGCGGCAATTAATGAAGCATTCATGGAATAAGTATCAGAAGTCTTTCTGATAATAGGGGCAATAGTAGCATCTGGCAATCTCTGGTCTAATCCCTTAAATGTAATAGGATCAACAACTGGAGGTCCAACTCCCCTTTCTGCTGTAATTGTAGGCTGGGGAGCAAATGTAGGCCAAGGGGTAATCGTGGGTTGAATGGTTGGTTTGATAGCTTCTGTTTTATCAGCCAAAACAACCCCCTTAGGCTCGGGAGTAACCGTAGGTTTAGGGGTATATTTCTTAAAGAGAGATCCGGGCTGTAAATTGCTTGAAGATAAAGGACTCAGTGGAGCATTGCGAAACCAATTATCTACAAACCTTTCTTTGGTAGTTTCGGCAAAACTCTTTAATTTTTCTCCAAAATTTTGTGGTGATGGTTGAAAACCAAACTTATCTTTAGGCTTGCGAGTAAAGATCTCTTTTATTCTCGGCCAAAGTTTCTTCTGCTTTTCTGCAAAAATTGGGTATTGATTTTTGAAATTAATTTCAGCCATTTCATTTTATAGTGTGATGATGGTTCCATCAGGTAATTGATATTTAATACCCTCATCGTCTCCTCCAGCTTTAGGTTTAACTCCCCATTGAGCCTCAGTAGCAGCAGTTTCAGCAGCCCCACCATGCTGTTTAGCCATAGGCCCTTTGTTATACTCTGCTCTAATTTGAGATAGTGGCAATTCAGACATATACCGAGGACCAAGTTCATAATAAGGAGATCCGGCTTGAATATCAGCCTGTAAACGAGATAAAGCATCAGCAGATTTTCTTTCTGTTGCAGTTCCAGCCGAAACTCCACTTTTAGCCAATTGTTGTTCTTGAATGCTTCTATCCCACAATTCTTGTTCATTAACCTTTCCCGCAATAGCCGTTAAGATATCTTCGGGAGACATACTACCAGTAATAGATACCCCCGCACTGGCGGCAGCTCTTCGAAGTTCCTCTTGATACCTTTGATCTGCCATAATCATACTCATTTGAGTATTGATATCTCCAGTAATAGAAGCAATATTTGAAGTAGTTCGTCCGTAGCTAGTAGACAATTCTGCCAAGCTTTTGCGAGATGGTTCACTCTCAGAGGCCATCAATCGTCTTTGTTGAGCTTCAGTCATGAGAAAACCACCAGCTCTCTCCTGAACATCCCCCTCAACCCCTTTCAAATAATCCTCAATTTCATAGATTTGTTCTCGTAGAGATGTTGCTGTTGACTTGAGATCACCTAAACCATACTGATCAGAAAGACCTTTGTAAACATCCTGAGAACTTTGACGACCGCCGGTAGAAGCGGCTCCGGCTCCGGTGGTAAGTCCCGGACCACCTTTCCCCTCCCCTCCGGTTTCTCTGAAATTAGCTACAATAGCGGCTGGATCATTCCAACCGGCATAACCCCCATACGCTTGTTTGATTTGATCCGCACTTAACTCTGGCATACCTCATTTTACCAAAACCAGCCTTTTTTTACTATCAACCAACACTTTCTTCAATCAACTGATCCATAGATTTTCCCTTAATATCCTTATAAGACGGAACTGTTTTCCCTCCACCGGTAGCGTTACCCCCACCAGATACCTTTTGAGCCAAATTCTTACGCCTAGCTTCTCCGGTAGGATCTTTGTTTTGATTCATTTCGTAAATTTCATATATCTTAACCGCCGGAGCATTATCCATATGATAATTAGTAGCAATTGTGCCCAACTCTCTGTTAAGTTCGGTTCTTTCAGGGGTTCCCAATTTTGGGATCTCCTTGCCATCCTTAGCCAAGGCATCAATATCCGCGTCAATTTGTTTATTAACCTTGTCGAGCTCTTTTCTCAAAACGGCCTGTTCTTTCTTCAAAGCGGTTTTGGTCATTTCGGTAATTGTCTTTCCGCCTTTCTTGATAAAGGTTCTGAAGGCTTCATTCCAACTAGAAGGATCCTTTCCCTTCTCAAAAATGTCAGGAACCTCTATTTCCGGCTCGTCGCCACTCTCGGGGGGTTTATCAGGCTCCGGAGCCTTTTCTGCCAATTTTTTATCAATATAATCATCAACCTCTTCTTGAGTCTTAAAAGTAAGCTTGTCATCCTCAGGAGGCTCACCCTCAGGGGTTTCTCCCTCTCTAGGAGTGGTATCAGTACTATTAACGGTAGAATCAAAGGCATCCTGCTCTTCCGGGGTCAAATCATTCCAATTATCCTTGAGAGTTTTTTTATCTTCATCAAGTAAATCAGCAGCCGGTAAAATTCGTATTTCTTCTAGTGGTTTCATTTTTTATCTAAAGGATAATCTAACTCAGTGGCAACATCGGATACTTTCATCTTATCAAGTTTATCTAGAACCTTTTTATTCATATCCATTTTCAAAGTATCTTTAGCATAGGTATACATTTCAGCTCTGGTAGGATTGGCATTGACTGGTGCCGGGATCTTCCCCTTTGGCTCTGTTTTCACTTCCTCTTTCAAACCCTCAAAACTATCGGCATCGTCAGTAGTATCAACTTCCGGTAATTCCTTTTTAGGAGTTTCTTTTGCTTCGGCGATTTTATCAGCCTTAGCCTGGGCCTTTCTTTTCCCCAAAATAGATTCTAAATCACTGCTCTTGTTCATAATCTCAATATCTTTTTTGAGTTGTTGGTTGGGGTTTAGAGGATCAACTCTGTTATATTCTTCTTCTTTGACAACAATCTGAGCAGACAATTTATCCCTTGCGGCAGAATTATTTGTAGAAATATCGCGTTTGTTGAGAATTTTATTGATCAAATGTTTGACCGCATGTTTTGCAAGGAAAAAAGGATAGGTAACAGTCTGTCCGGTTTTAATTAAGTAAGGTGGATTCCCCGCCGCTCGATTATATTCAAACACAAAATCTTCCCCGTCGATATTCTGAATCGTGACCGCTTTATAAGAATTATTATCCATCTAGTTATAGAATATATATATTTTAATGATTTGTCAATATTTACTTCTTAGACTGAGTTTTAATCCACAACATAGGAATACATCGACCAGTAGTATCTGTGCTGAGTTCAATAGAATGAGCTCCAATGTCTTCAATATATTTAGTTAAATCAAGATTAACAACCCGGGGACTGCCTGCATCGGGATCCCAGGGACCACCTAAGGCGACAGTACGATCAGCTCCGTCAATCTCAATCTCTACATTATCCGGATAGGCGGCATCTTCATAAATTCCAAAGGTGAGAGCGTGGGTGTGGGCAGAACCAGCTTCAGTTGCTTCTCCCGGATGAGAGTGTGACTTTACATCAGTGGCAATACCATTAATAGGGTGCGTATGGGCAGAAATAGTACAATTTGTTTTAAGAGTAATATCGTTGTCGCTTGGTTTATCACCGTCTGGATTAGCCCCCCAACCTAAACCAATGTCAGAACCATCATCACAATCAGCAGCAGAACCTCCCGACCCAGGCTGGACCATTACATAAACATAACCTAACGCCGCCAAAGTAGCATTAGTAGAAGTAGTTCCTTTAATTTTAAGAGTATGTTGATGAGCAGAGTCATCACCCTCTGTAGCCTTACCCGTAATATCATGAAAATGTGATCCTCCGGCTCCGATATTAACAACGTGAGTATGAGCAGATTCACTTGCACTAGCCTTAGCAAAACCTCGGTATTTTTGAAATAAGAGGTTAAGAATGACTTGGTTTATAGCAGTAACATTCTGATCGATATAGAAAGGTAAAATGAAGTTGTAGGTGGCATCAAAATTATCGGCATAACCAAAGGTTGATATACTATAACTACCTTTGACCATGTTTGTATCTATACCACCAGGGCCAATTGTCTGCTCAGGAATTGTTTTGGCTGGAGTAGAGGGAAAACCTACTATGTCTTGATCTCTCAAAGTCCAGCCTCCTCATCATACTCAGCAATAATTTTATGTACCGTAGGAATAGTAGTACCAGTTCCTGCCAAAGTCATCTGAAATTCAACATCCGTAGCTGAAAACTCTTTATTTAAGAGATGGGAAGTCTCAGCATCAGAAGCAGAATAAGAAATCACCGCGTCAAAAGCTACCCAGGCGGCCTCTTTGTCAGCTTTGTATTTTATAGTAATCGACTCACCGGTGGCTAAAGGATTGTGGTAAACCTTCAATCTCTGAATCTTGGCCCGACTACCAAAACTCTTCCGGCGACTCTCATAAACAACTGAAGACTGTAAGGTAGAAGTAGACAGTAAATCAACCCCATAGGTAGCGGCATTTCTCCATCCAACATAAATCTGTGTTCCCAAAGTAAAAATAGCTCCGGTTAATACTGTAGCTCCATGCACGACTCCATGAGATTGAGGATAGGCAAAATTAAGAGACAAAGGTAGATCCTTATCAGGCCGACCGTACTTGTATACCCCCTTGTAAACCGTTGTAGAGGTCCCTCCAGCAGTCCCAAAAACTAACATTCCTCCGAAGTTGGCATTGGATCCAGGATAAACACGAACTGATTTACCCAAACCAACAAAAGGAATTTTTTTGACTTTGGTATTTTGAGAAGTATCAAGGTAAATATTTCCACTATTTGCAGGAAAGATCCAAAGAGAGTCTTGATTGCCTTGAATAGCGGTAACACCTCCACCATCCATAATCTCTCGGAAATAGTTGTAAGCATGAGAAGTACCATCCCAATAAAAAACAATTCCACGAGTTGCCAAAGCAGAATTAGAATTGTTGTTAACTGCAATGGCGGCATACTCACCCCGAACCTCAATATCATGTACATGCCAGCCAGGAGGGAAAGTCAACCTTTGAGCATCAAAGACACCGGCATCATCAACTGTGGCAAGATAACGCCCGTTACCAGCCAAAAGCTGGTTCTGGAAGGTCTTAAGGGGGCCACCGACCGTGAAATCATCGGCCGCCTTCTTCCAATCATCATCGAACCCGGGTACTCCAGAAAGAACTCCATAACGTCCCAACTGGGCATTTTGAGCATAGTAGAGATAATCATTGAACACAGCCAAACCTTCACCATCACAGTTTGCAGTAGCTTGAAGCAGGGACCAGGTAGTTAAATCATCTTTCTTGTAAATATTACCGGCATCACCCAAACAAAAAAGATCATTTTGAATAGAATCATAATCAATGTGTGAAACAAGATCAACAACAATTGCTCCACTATCCTTAACCAAAGCTAATTCAGCAGTGATAGCATCAGGATTGGAAGAATAATCTAAACCTTGCCCGAACCTAAAAGAACCAATTTGACCCTTTTTTTCTCCCTCAGATAAACCTCCAGCCCAATCTTCTATAAGTAAATATTTCATTAAGCCATCCCACTGGGGTAGAAGTTTGGATTGACAACCCTACCTGCGGATCGGCGACGAATGACCTGACTGGTGGATTTCTTGCTACTTCCATAATTGTAAACCAAACCGGATTGTAAATTTTTGTAGCGGTCAACTCCCAGCCTTTTTTCGTACTGAGTTCTGAAAGGATTTTTCATCCCTTTAAAGTCAAAATAATCAGCTACCGGACCTTTCCAAAGCAAATCATGAAATTCCCCAGGAATGGGGGACATTTCACCAATCTTGTAATTGGTATCAAGAGTAGCCGCCGCTATGGCGGGTTTTTCAACAATCAAAGCAGTTCCGGAAGTGACAGAGGTGATCTCATGCCAAATTCCACCAAGAAGAATCCATCGGCCAGCCATTGCAGAAGTCCAGACGGTTGCGGCTCCAGTCACATTTCTAGATCCCTGAGCTACGGAAGCAGTCCCGGTTGAATAATCAGCCTCGAACATATCTTTAGCAATCCGGCGGTAAAGCATGTGATAAAGATAATCAGCCGTCACCGGAGTCGGGAAAACAGAAACATGGTCAGAATAGAGAATAAACTTTTGGACCACATCTGAAGAAGATGAAGAAGAAACCAGTTGTCGCCAGTAACTTTGAGTAAAAACCTCATCCGGATAGTAGATCTGGGTTCCAATGACCAACCAGAGATCCATTAGTCGGCCCCAGTCAGCCGGTAGACGATAAGAAGCTGATTCAGCTTCTGTAGGAAAGGTTCGTTCTTTTTCGAGGAAATCCCACTCTCTCATACCACAAATAGCTTGATTGTATTCATTAATCAAAGCCTTGCCCAAAGCACAATTAGCAGTTGAGTCATCTTTGGTAAGAGCAGTGTATCGATCGTAAAGTTCTTGGTAGGTAATCATAGTTCTACATCGCTATAAACGGTAGCCTTGTCTCTAACATTGAAGGCTCCTCCAATTCTAACATGGTCACCATATCGGATCCTGGTTGTTTTCCCCCATTCTTTTCCATAAGTATGCCGGCCACCCTCATGTTGAGTGTGAGTTTTTACAACATCAGTATAAGATGTGTGAGCCATTTTTACGAGGCGGCAATGTCTCCACCACTTGACAAAGGAACAAAGCCTACAGAGAACCTCATTGCCCCTGAAGTAGGAGAATCCGCTGTCGTATAGACATATTCGATATCAGTTTGAATACCGCCGGTTTTTTGAATAATTGTAAAAGGAGAAAGGATTCGAGTTTGAAGTGTCGTAGGCTCTAATAATGAACCAGCATCAGCAGTCTTGTAAGTCAAGGCGGCGGCTTTTAGGCCATCTTTTAAGATCAAACCCCCGGGAGAAATATCACTAAGGTCAGTCCCGGCGGCGGCGGTGATTACCTGGTCAGTAGCCGCCTGATCGTTAATTCGCCAATGAGCGGCGGTGTGAGAGGCCCCAAAAACGGTGGTAACAAAACCCCAGATACCCAAAACACGGACAGCCCCAGTAACAGTGAAAATAGGCACAGCGACGGTGGCTCCATCACCCACAAAAGTAACATCCTTATCTTCGGAAAAATAACCAGAGAAAATCATCCGGTTGTCGTCTCTCATGAATCTACGCATATTTTTATATTAAAAATTAATGTTATCTCATTATACCACCTGGATCTATCTTGGTATTCTTTTTTATCTTAAAATCGGGACCTTCAACAGCTTTGATTTCTTTCATTCTCCTTTTGGCATATTTGTCGATACTCTTGGTTAATTTCTCCTTTTTATATTTCAAATCCTGAACTACAGTGAAAAGTTCTTTGATTTGTTTGAGAAGAAAATTACGCTTTTTAGTCAAAACCCGGATCTCGGAAACCATTTGTTTAGACTGTTCTTTTTTGAGTTTTTGAAGCTGATCCAATTCTTCCAAAACATCATCTTGTTTTCTGGCTTTCTTAGCGGGGGTAGGTTTGAGAGGGGTTAGGGGTTGAATCTGCACACCTAATTATAGCTTATTCTTCTTTCTTAGTGATTTCCAACTTGACCATTTCTCCGTTTAAGGCATTGAGTTCTTGCAAAATTTCGAATAGTTTGTTTATGAGATAGGCTTCTCTGAGTGATTTTCTAGGCTCGTCAACGAACTTATAAGTGGCAATTCCATCTGTGTTAAATTCAACCTCACCATTAAATTCTTTTTCTCCTAGGACAAATTCTACATCGTGAGTGAAAGGATTAGGCATTATTTCCCCTTTTTCTTGGCTTTTTTCTCTTTAGTTTTGATCTCTTTCCATTTTAGTTCTGCTGTAATAGGAAGTCCTAATTTCTTTAAAACTCCTTGACAATCACCGCAAATCTTATCCTTACCATAGGTCTTTCCTTCGAATAATGTAGCACATTTTTTACAAAAGTTTTTCATGTTATTTATATTATATTTTAACCAGCAACTGCAATAATTGTACCGTTAGCATAATTAGTTCCAAGACATTCAGCAGTCCTAGATGCAATCATCGTATCAGCAGCAGCATAATTAACAAAAGTATTTCCATCAATAAAGCAATCTCCACCGACTGATACTGGGTTTTTAATAGCCACAGCGGCAGATAATTCAACTGTAAGTTCTGCTGCAAAGAATTGATTGTCAATAATAGTTGCTCTGGTTCCGTTTACCGCAGGAGATTGTTCTTGCAAATTGATAGCATAGTTAGTAGCATGATTTGTATATTGTTCAAAGAAATTTCCACGAATATCCAATCTGCAAGTGTTCCATGATTGGATTATACCTAAGGCTACACCGCCAGCACCACCTGTACCTGTTCCACCTGCGTAAAAGAAGTTGTTGAAAATACAAGTAGAATCTGTGGCATAAGTAAGAGTATCGTCACCTAAATGAATAGCTTGAGCCATATACCCTGTTTCTACTGCATAGAAGTAGTTGTCGTGAATATAAGCACCGTAAACATTTTGGTCTGTAGCCATTAGAATACCGATACCTTCATCATCACCAGAATAAGGTGTCATCCTAAATCCTGCAATTTCAACTCCATGTGCGTTTAAGGTAATACAGGGTGTATCAACATTTCCGTGTTGTCGAATTTCAGTACGAATGAGAGCATGGTTTGGACCTGTGTTGGCTGCTATAAGTTTTAGATTTTCCTGAGTAATATTAATGGTTGCATCTTCTTTATATTGTCCTTGACCTACATAAACCACATCATCATCGCCAGCAACTGCCATAGCTTCGTTAATAGTTGGAAAGGCATCATCCCAAGATTTACCACCATGACTTCCGGCAGCCATGTCTCCATCGACAAAAAAGTATTCTCCCTTAGTGTTGAAAGGGTAGCCTACAATGTCCTCCGGGTACCACTTAGCTCCATGACTTCCTACTGCTGAGAAATAGTCTCTTGCTTTCATAATCTTTTATAAATTAATCAATTAGTAAGTAGATACCATTAAATTCACCGGCAGTACCGGTATTCATACTTCTGCCAACTATTGGTTCAACTGAGTTAGAAGCTTTTGCTCCAACCGCACCATTTGTTTGGTTTGAAACTGTAACGGTATTTCCATAAGTTGTACCTGTTGTATCACTTAGAACTGAGGCATAACCTCTAGTCTTAATCCAACCATAAGCATTTTCTGAATAATCCCAATCCTGAACTGTTACACCGGCTACGGGAACGGTTAGAAGTTGAGAAACTGCTGGTCTCATCCAAGGGTTTCTATATAAAGATGCTTGTGAACTATCGGCAACTGTTGCTGTTCTAAGAGCCGGACTGACGAAGATATCTGTTTCTAGTGAACCGGCATTGGCTTCGTGGGCGGTAATCGTATACCACTCACCTTCGGGACTATTATCGTTAAAGACTAAAGTACCTTCATCGTATTCATTAGCATCAACTGCTGTGGCTCCTACATCTAAAACAACTTTCTCATCACCAACTGCATTTGAAACGGCAACCGTTAAATTAACATGGAGAGCCTCTTTTGTAAGAGCTGTTAAAAGGTATCCGGCAGAAACGTCAGAAGCAAGTCGAGCGTATCGATAGATATCACCATTGGCCGCATTTGCTTTGGCTCCAAGTTGGTGCATCTGATACTTATGTTGTTCATAAGGATTAAGTTCGAATATTACTGGTGCTCCTGTTAGATTTTTCATTGTTTATATTTTTATGATAACTAAATTGTAGTAATGTCGTCAAGCCGGCCCTGTCTTTTGGGGTTCCAGCAAGTGAAATTACCTAATAAGTAAATGTGTGCGACTTCGCCGTATTGATTGATAGGTCTCATGAACCCGGTCCATTGGAAGCCGACATTCTTTGAGGGAATATCTGCATAAGGACCATCGATGTCCTGTCCGAGGCTAATACTCTTTAGATCAGGATCGTTTAGGCCGTACCAAGTAAGATAATTTTCATTCATAGCCCAGAGAGTCTGGGAAGTTGATTTCTCATCTGCGATCCAAGGTATACCTCTATAGGTGACTGCAGTGAAACCGTAAGATCCACCCAGCTCAGAAGCTCTAATGGCTCCTCTGGAATTTCTGGTAACTACCGGATAACCAAAGGCGTTGTAGTTAGCATTAACTGTGGGTGAAAGTAAAGTCTCGTATAAATCCCAAACATCTTCATCAGAGCCGAAAAAGGTCGGGCGGGATCTGGCAGAAGAACCGGCTGATACACCGGAAACTAAGGCGGCAATCTTTTTGAGAGTCATTGCCCCGCCGGAAGATACATGGTAACCGGCTAGAGTTGGATAATCAGTGCGGGAAAGACCACCAATTTCATCGACGGTCGATCCATCATCGTTAAGAGCATCTAAACCTAAAAAGTCTTTATTTGCGTTACCGGTACCATCGGCGTAAAGCATGGTACCAATGTCATCCAAAGCGTCGTCCTGAGAAGATTCAATCTCAATTTTTACTAGATTGATAACCTCAGCCTCAGTCCTGTTAACTGCTTTCTCCATTCCGGGAATAGCAATTGGCATTTCGTAACCTCGAAGATCGTAATCCATTTTAACCCTGGTCTCAACTGTAGAAGTGGAATGAGTGTCCAACCCGGAGAAGGATCCACCCAGTTCACTCTTAGCCACTTTCAAAGGTCGGGACATTGTGTGTCCGTTCCATTTCTGACCATTTGACAAGAAGCGGAAAGTGATGAAATTATCGCCTAAAACCGTGTCGATTGCTTTTGGTAAAATAACATCTTGCGTAATGGTTGTGACTCTATTTGTGAATTGCATTTTTTTTAAAATAAAAACCCGCATCTCAGTGCGGGCTAATAACCTCTAATTGACTAACTAAATTATTATATCACAAAAAAAAAGAATAGTGTCAAGAGGCAAATTTTCTAAGCCCCTCCACCTCTCAACTTATTGGCCAAACCCCTGACAAAGTTTCCGGCACCCCCACCGGGTGAAGTCGTCTCCGGTCCGGCCGGTTGGGCAGTTGGACCAGTATTTTCAGGCTTTCCCCCAGCAAGGGCTTGTTTTGCCAGCTGAATTGTCTCTCTGAGGTGAACCATGTGTAATTGACGTACCTCAGGATCCAATTGTTTGAAAGCCGGCGAACGGATAAACGCCTCATATTGAGCTAAATACTCTTTCGAAGCGTTCTCTTTAGGGGGGACATTCTCTCCGGAGTTGATTTTTTCAATGGTTGCCATAGCATCCTGATCGGCTTCTCCGCCAATATCTATTCCCAAAACATCCTTCATATACCGATCCGGAGTCCAGAGGAAAGTAACTAACCTGGTGGCAAATTCTTTAGGATTGGGCATATGCCATTTTTCAGCAAAGGTGAGTGGATCGATTCGATTTCCAATCTTAGCAAGTTCAATAGCTTCGGTCTTATCGGCGGTTTTATCATCAGGCTTCATAGAACCAGCCTGAATCTTAATCTCAATTCCATCTTCAATTTGATCATTAACAAACTCGAGGAAAGCAGTTTGTCCGTCAGCACCGGTATGTTTAGAGATATGTTTTTCAGTAGCAAACACCTTGTAAAGCTGAATCATGCCCTCAAACACCCGAGTGGCTCCTTTCTCTACATTTTCAATAAGAGTGGCCGTCCTGCCCAAGTCAGACCGCTGAGAGAGGACCTCCTGGCCCAGTGTAGGAGCGTTAGATGACTCACCCCTTATGGGAGCATGGGTACCGAAAATATTGTCAATTTCCATCCTGGCATCGTCTTTATCCTTCAAAACATAGGAAGGCAGAGCAGGAGAAGTAATCCGGGCAAAAGCGTCACCAACCGGACCTTTAACCATAATGTTTTGTTTTGGATCAGAAATATATTTATCAATCTCCTTGGGAGTGATCATCAAGGTATTCCAAACCCTGGAAGCTTGGGCCTGATCAGCGTTGTCGACGATCTGCTGACCTCGTTTCTCCAAATTATCCTGCTGAGAGGCGGCCTGTTCGGTTAGAGAAGAATCGTCATAAATCCATCGGCCAAGTTGTAGAGAATTGAAAAGCACATAAGGTTTTTGGGGAGAATCAAAGTAATTAGATTTATCTCCCTCGTAATTGTAATAGGGATTCATGCCGGCATCCAAAATAATCGGTCCGGTTTTCCAGGTCAAACCTTCATTTTTGGTCCCTTGAGCATCGAAGAAAGTAAACCAATTTTCACTATAACCAATCTTTTTACCTAGTTTTTCTTTCGGGGGATTGTCACCTAAGCTATGTCTTGCTAACAACTCCTGCTTCTTCTTAGGAAAACGGAGGATTAGCTCCTGGATAGTAGCGGTCATAGTTTCGGAGATAAAAGGAATATCAGTCTCTTCATTAATGCTGGTATCAGCCTCAAAAACAATATTCTGTGGTCTAACCGAATGAACATCAACATCTCCGTTATGTTCACCATTAACTAACTGGCCGGCGTTAAAATCCCAGAAATACTTGGCAACTCCGACTCGATAACCAATTAACAAATGCCGGACTACCATCTGCAATTTACCTTTCAAGTGAATTTTATCGGCCCGGTTAAATAAAACCTTCCCCAGGTTGTTAGCTAATTCCCGAGAGGCTTCAGTATTAAAAGCCTCAGTAACCACCGGAACCGGGATCTTACCCGCTACCGAAGAAGAAACGGTCTCAATTGAAAGAAAAATCCGGTTATCCCGCCAAGGAAGCTGGAAATCATACAAATCATCTCGATTAGATACTTCGAAATTCTCATTCAACCATCGCCTTTCGTTCTTTTCCCGAATCTCTTTTAACTTAAGATGTTTTTCGTAAAAAGCATTGGCCGAATTAATCCTGGCCTCAATAATTCGCTTAATATCATCTTCTTTTAGATTAAGTAAAATAGACTCGCTATCAAAGGATTCACCCTCTTTTAGCGATACTGAAGGAGTAGTTTCGTTTGGTCCTGACATACATCCAATTTTAGCACATTACTTTATAATTAATCTTGCAACAGTGGCATTTTATCTCCACCGCAGTTTCTGTCTCAATTAAGGGAGAATCATCCATAATAAACAATAAATCATCAGCCCCATATCTGAAAATAATCCGGGAGCAATTTATACACCGGAACAACCGGGGCTCAGTATCCCTAACAGAACTCCTAAGAAAAACCCCTACGGTCCGATACTCATATTTGTTTTTGTTTACCTGTTGAGCGGCGGCGGGGTCAAGTAAGTATATTTTCATCTTCTTCTGGTCCTCCTGCCGGCTCTTTCAGCCACAGCTTCAAGATCTAAAGCTCCGACGGTCTGATCTTCAGAAACAACAGGATTCTTATCAACAAGTTTAGCACTAACATTCTTCGATGTACTAATTCCGCCCATATTAAGAGTTTGTTCCAAAGCAATCCGCCAGTAGACCGTAGCATGAGCGTAATGGTCCGGCTGACCATCAATACTCTGCCACATTGGTCGTTTAACCCCGGTGGGAGTGTCCTGAATAATCCGGTACATGGATTTCCAGTGAGCAAAATACTCTTCCAGTTCGGTAATTGTGAGATTAAAGGTCATATCCTTAGCATTAATCTCTCCCACCACATAGTCAATAATCTTAGTCCTATCAGACTTCACCGTCTTTGACGCTCTATTCCATCGAACTAACTCCGCAGAAGTAGAATCCCGTTGATAATAATGAACAAAAACCTTGCCTAAATACTTCTCCGCCAGTTTAGATGGAGTGTTGGGATAAGGCATAGCATCAATCACCATAGTAGCCGCGTAACGATTCCTAAGCCCCTCAATCTCTTTCCAGGAATCAGTCTTACCATAAGCAAAAATCCCCTGTCTGTTGCCGACCACATAGTGCTTAATGACTCCATTATCCACCCCGATAGCCACATCAGTCCGGGGATTGTAGCCGGGAGAAATACAATTAGTGATTGATTGCCGGGAAACAACAGTATCTTTGCTGACATAGGGTAAACCAAGAGTGAAGTTGTAGAAAATGGTTTTATCACCTTTGGAGTCCTCGATAATCTTATCTGCCCCGATCCAGGGAACAAAAAGCTGAGAAAGCCAGTAACCGGAGATCCGCCGATTATTATACTTTTTCACCCACCTACCACCCCGCAGATCATCGTTTGAGAGCAGGGTATGACATTTGTGGCAAATTTTTAGTTTCATCTTAAAATCAA